ATTTTCATGCGTAAATTCCCAAAATACGATTATCTAACTCTCTATATACTTGTAATGTGTTTAGTGGTTTTGATGGTGGTGGGGTGGATAGTGACAAATTAAAGTAAAAGACTATATTAAAGGAGAAGTGGTATAATGCGATTAGGTGATATAAATGTCTTTTGGGAGACCCACAAAATATGATCCTCAATTTGTTAATAAAGTAGATGATTATTTAGCTACTACTGGTAAAGAGCAAATGCACCTGCCAAAGATTGAAAGTTTTGCCATTTATTTGGGTGTGCATAAAGACACTTTGTATGAGTGGGCCAAGAAATACCCCGACTTTTCCGACTCTTTGAAAAAGATTATGGTCAGACAAGCCGAAAGATTAATTGACGATGGGATATATGGAGGTAAAGAAATTAATGCAACAATCGTCAAGTTATTACTGGAAAACAATCATGGCATGAGAGAGAAATCAGATACCGATGTTACTTCCGGCGGTAAGCCAATAATGGGAGGAACTGCCAATGTACCTCAAGACGAGGTCGTATGACAAAATAAGTAAATTAACTAAAAGAATCAGGGGAGTAGCGGGTGGTACATCTGCCTCAAAAACAATTTCAATAATTCAGTGGTTAATAGATGCTTCACAAAATTATAAAGGGCGATTAATCATTTCTGTTGTTTCTGAAACAATGCCCCATCTTAAAAGGGGCGCGATTAGAGATTTTATTAATATAATGACCGAGCATGGTTATTTTATTGCTTCAAAATGGAATAAAACTGATTATATATATGATTTTAGCGATAAGTATGGGAAAAAGATTTTAGAATTTTTCAGTGCGGATCAGCCGGGTAAGGTTAGAGGCCCAAGACGAGATATTTTATTTGTTAATGAAGCAAACAATATAAGTTATGAGACTTTTACGCAACTTGAGATTAGAACAAGAAAAATAATTTGGGCGGACTGGAATCCTGTAAGTGAATTTTGGTTTTATTCCAGTGAGATGCAAGGAGAAATGGCGGTCAAAGATAGAGAGGACTGTGATTTTATTATTCTTACTTATAAAGACAATGAAGTATTGGATAAATCGAGTGTTTTGGCGCTGGAGGCAAGAAAAAATAATAAAAATTGGTGGAAAGTGTATGGTGAGGGATTGTTGGGTGAAGCAGAGGGAAGAATATATAAAAATTGGATTCAAATTGATGATGTGCCACCTGAGGCAAGATTGAAAAGAAAAGGGTTGGATTTTGGTTATTCTAATGACACTACTGCCTTGGTTGATGTTTATATTTGGAACAATGCTTTTGTTTGGGATGAATTATTGTATAGAAAAGGGATGAGTAATAAGGATATTGCAGGTGCAATTAAACAAACACAAGACACCCTGGTGATAGCAGACAGTGCGGAACCCAAAAGCATAGATGAGATTGCCTCTTATGGGATTTCTATATTACCATCTCAAAAGGGTCCTGGAAGTGTTCTACAGGGAATCCAATATGTTCAAGACCAAACAATTTATGTTACAAAAAGAAGTCTTAACATTTGGAAAGAATACCGCAATTACCTGTGGTTAACAGACAAAGACGGCAAAATAATTAATGAACCACAAGATTTTATGGATCATTTGCTTACTGCCGGGAGATATGGAATGGAAAGCTTGAAACCTATTGATTATCAATCATCGGTAAAAAAGCAAAGAAATTGGAGCATAGCATGAAATATAAAATAACTGCACTAATGTATGGTTGGTCTAAGTGGGGTGGTGGCAATAAAGGATTGGTTAAAGAAGAGCTTGACGAATGGTATTGTCAAAATTGTGGAGAATTACAAAGAAAAAGTTTACCCTCCTACATGGTAGAAAGTGCTGATAGAGAATTCCTGCGCGTTTGTTCTAAGTGCAAATATAAAATTGTAAGAAATGGTTTAAAAACATACTGGCAGTTACTCAATTTGACTAAAGGTTATTAGTTTGCAAACCTGACAACCAAAGATTTAATCTTTTAAATATGGATGATTCAGCTTTATCTAAACAAGAACAAACACTTAAAGAGGTCCGCCAACACTACGAAATGTGGACACAAGACAACGAAATACGTCTAACGAGAAAAGGTGGTTGGAATGATATAACAGACTCATATTATGGCAAGCTTCCCGATGATTGGCCTTATATAACCAAAATAGTTGATCCAAGAATTCGAACCTCACTGATCGAGAAAAACGCCAGGCTTATTAATAATAAATTAAGGGGCCGTCTTATTCCCAGAGAGGGCAACGATGTATTAGGGGCAAGATTGAACAATGCGCTATTGGACTTTCAGTGGGACGATGCAGACCATGGTGGTTCTATGCTTACTAAGATATCTATTTCAGATATGGATACAAGGCTTTATCAATCAAAATTCGGTATAGTTAAGTGGTTATGTATTTACAAAGAGGACGGGACAATAAAATGGGAGGGAAATGAATTTACACCATTAGATCTCCGTTATTGTGGAATGGATTCAGCGGCTCAACACATAAAAAATGCTAAGTGGTTTCAATATTCAACTTGGGAAAAGATAGAAGATTTGGAAAGGCAGACTGATGTCTCTGGTAAGCCCATGTTTAATTATCTTGGGACTTTAAAAACTATTCTTCGGGAAAACATGAATAAGTCTAGTAAGAATACAAAGTTTCCAAGTAGGGTTAAACAACTTCGTGGAATTGAAGATAGAACTGGACAAGATATGGCTTATCCCGAAGTGGAAGTTGTCCATGAACTAAGAGAAGACAGGTGGATAGATTATTCGCCTTTAGGGAAACTCATAATGAGAGACATAAATAACCCTTATGAGCATGGCAAAATTTGTGTGGTACAACTAAAATATTATCCTCTTCAAGATGATGCCTTGGGTGAGAGTGAAGTAGAGCCGGTTATTCCAATTTGGAAAGCAATACAAGCAACAGTTTGCGGGTATATGGACGAGGTTATATTAAAACAGCGTCCTCCGCTTAAAATTGTTGAGGGTCAAGTTAGGATAGAAACAATCCAATATGGCCCAGAGGCACAATGGATAGTAACTCGCCCTGATTCTGTGACAGAAATGCAAAGTAATGGTGAAGCAGTTAGATATTTTGAAACAACCTACTCCGCACTAATTTCCGCTTTCAATGTTGCAATGGGAGATATGAGCCAAGGAACATCTACTGTAACACCTTTTGAATCGGACAAAACAGCCACAGAGGTTAAGGCTTCTTTGAGACAACAGAATGTTCGTGACCAAAAAAATCAGAATGATTTGGCAGAATTCATTAAAGACATTATGCTTATGTGGTTATCTAATAACCGACAATTCTTATTTAAGGATCCGAAAAAGCAAGAATACATTTTGAAAATAGTTGGAGCTGAAAACTTTGCTTACTTCAAGAAAGCGGGTCTGGATGAAATGATTTTAGAGCCAGAAGTCGCAAAAACAATATCGGATATAGTCGAAATGAGACCCGACATGAGTGAAGCAGAACTTAATGATTTAATTGAAGCAGGTAAAACACCAAAGCATCCAATTTATGACAACCCCAACGAAAAAAATCCTGAAAAACTTGTCTACAAACCCAAAATGGAAGTAAGTGAACAGGGTGATTCTGCAGAAGTTATTTTAACACCCCATGACCTTGACGGTTTGTATGATTATGTCGCAGATGTAAAAAGTATGGCTTCAGGAGCAAGCCAGGACCTTCTCGATGCAAGACAAAAGGCATTAGACCTTTTGTTAAATAATCCCAGTGTGGTACAATTATTGTCAGCAGAGGGATTTAGACCTAATGTCAAAGAACTCCTTACAAGCACACTTGAAGACCTTGGGCTCAGAGATGCAGATAGATACTTCGAGAAAGCAGAAACTCAAAGTGTACCTGGAGCAACAACAGGCGCTATACCGAATATGCCAATCGCAGGATTACCAGCAGCACCTCAAACCAATCCTAGTGTCGGCATTCCAGAACAAATGGCTTCAGCCGGAGGAATTCAAAACCCTCAAGGAATTCCACAAGGCATACGTTGAAGTACAAAAGAGAGCACAAGCCTACCAAGAAATATTTGATATTATAGAGTCGGCTGAATCTATTATTCAAAATGTTACAAAACAAATAAATGAGCCGGAAAAAAACTACTCGATCTAAATTGCCACCTTTGGATTTTACGGATGACGTAACAAGGTATGAGGCACGACAAGAAAAAGAGGACATCAATTTTAATAAGTGTAATCATTCCAATGTGAAATTCCAGCGTGGTATGCTTATTTGTCCTTGTGGCGCAAGTTGGGATGGTCCGCGACTTAATGAATTGTTTGACTTATTAACTAGAAAGATTTAATATATCAAAGTAGTATGACTTCAATAAGAGATAGACTTAATAAACTTCCACCCTACGAAGATGACATTAAGATAATTCAAGATATTAAAAAGAATATGCCACCTCAATTGGAGGAAAAAGAGCATGCAGAAGAAGAAGTGGCATCGGAAGAAACGGCAGAAGAGACCACAGAAGAGTTAGCGGAAGAATCTACAGAGGGGTCGACTGAAGAATCGGGAGAAGATGAAAAGCCAAAGACTGAAGTGAGCAAAAGGACGGCTGAACAAATCAATAAACTCACGAGACACAATAAACAGTTAAAAGAAGAAAACACAAAACTTTATAAGAATGTTTTGGAATCTTTAAAACCACAAGAGCCGACTCCGGAAGTGCCGTTAATACCTCCAATGCAAGAGTTTGCCCCGCAAGTTACTCAACAAATAGATAAAAACAGTTCTGAATTAAAACCCGATCAGGTGGATGATATTTATGCCGACTTGATTGATAAAGATGGTTATATTGACCCTCATCTGCTTATTCAAACACTTAGACAAGCCAATGAGGAAGCGAGAAAAGCGCGACAAGAGGCTGAAGAAGCGAACAAGCGAGCTATTTTATCAGATCTTTCTACTAAAAAGAGTATCAGAGATTTTGAGGAAGATCGTGAGGTGCGCAGAGTACACAGGAAGTATCCACAAATAGATCCTAAGAACAAAGAGTTTAATGAAATGTTTTGGGATGATGTAAGAAAGGAGCTGGCTACTGCCCCTTACTTAAAAGGGAAAACTATTTCTTTTATGGAGGCATCTAACACGATATGGAACCAACGTTATGCTAATCAAAAAGAGGAGGTGGAAATGAAGAAAAAAGAAAAAGAAGTTATAGAAGAAGCTGAAAATGCAAAAAGAAATATAAATGCTTCCGTCCCATCAGGACATTTTTCTGGCTATTATTCTCAAACGGATCAGGAAGCTCTCAGGCAGGCTACAATAGTAGGCAAGCGCGGTGCTTTAGCTGAAAGGTTGCGCAGAGCAGGCCAATAATTGCAAACCCCTAATTACTTACTTCATTATTTGTTTATAAGATAGTAGTCTGATGCTCCGACTTAAAAAGAGCACAAAATACTATATCAAATCTATCTTGTCCACGACCACAAGTGGTTAAAGACAGGTAGAAAGTAGGTGATTAATATGGCTTTTGGAAAACATACATATCACGCAGCAAACGAAATGAGAGAATCGCTTTTGAGCATCTTAAAAGATGTCTCTCCAAACGAGGATAATTATTTCGTTTCTAATTTGGGTGTGGGTCCTGCGGCCATGCAGCCGTTGCATCAATGGAATTTGTTTTATGAAGCACGCGCTACGTCGGTAGATCCCGAAGTTGAGGGTGCAGACACTTCGTATCCAGATTTGACTGCGGAAGGTAGATCAACCAACTATACTGTAATTCTCGATGCTCCAGTTAAACTTTCCAGAACCAAAGCATCTATTGCTATGGTTACTGGTGAAGACGCGCTGGGTAAAGAGAAAGAGAGGGCACTTGTCAGACTAAAGTCTGAAATGGAGTATGCAACAGTCAACGGTGGCGTTGCTGCTGGTAGCTCTGGTGTCGCCCGACAGATGGCTGGTATTGATTACTGTATAACTACCAATGTTACAGCATGGGGTTCAGCAAGATCATTTACTGAAACTGACTTGAACGACATGATCCAAACATCATGGGATGCAGTCGGATCGAGCTATGTCGCAGATGTGGTTGTTGCTCCTGTTGTAATTAAGAGGCGTGTGGCAGGCTTTGGAACTAATCTTACAAGGAATGTTCAGGCCGCAGACAAGAAACTTACCCAAGAGGTAAGGGTCTATGACTCAGAGGTAGGTCAAACTGTCAAAGTTTTGGCACACAAAGATGTTCGCAAGACGGACGGTACCTTAACTGTACTTGCTGTTCGCGAAGATCACTTTGAGCACTCGTTCTTGGTGAATACAGGCGAACCGCACTGGGAAGATCGCGCAAAGAGTGGTGATTTTGAAGCTGGTGTTTACATCACAGAATTTACCTTGGTTTCTTATGATGAGAGAGCAAGTGTAAAGACTACTGGGTGGTTATCCGGTCTTTAAAATTATTGGTTCTTAACAAAATCCTCCGGATTGATATAACTGGAGGATTTTTGTGTGACAAAAGTAGTGTGAAATGTTATACTAACTTTAGTGGATAAAGTTCCCTCAGTTAGCAAACTTTTCGATGAATATGAAATTGTGCCCCCACAGGCAGTTGCCTCAGCCAGAATAATCTCTGATATGTGGATAAAATTGGGTCGGCCCAAGACCCCATTTACCACTAATGGAGAAAAGTTGATGAATATAATTATTGCGGTTTGGGAAGACGGCTACCCTCGCCAAAGAGAAAACTGGTATAAAGAACGTAAAGAATATCAGAATGCAGAGTTGGATATTACTACTCAGGTTTATAGACATACGGGTAGATCTTTGGCTTCTTACCCGTTGCCAATTTATAACATGATGAAAAGGGTGTTTGATGGTTTTGATCCTGCGGAAAGAAAAAATTGTATTAAAATGGTTAAAAAATGGCCCGCATTTAGAATGGCAAACAAAATCTGATGGTAAAACTAGCCTTTTGTGTAATTGTTGAGGGTGATGAGAAACTTGAGAACCTAAAACACCTTTTTGGGAATTTAGACGGGTTGTTTGACTCCTATCATATTACGGCCAATCACACACCCTACACGGAAGTTAAAAGATGGTGTACAGAAATGGGATATGACTTTTCTTATCTTAAATGGAGCGACGATTTTTCTGTACAACGCAACTTCAATTTTGCAAGAGTTCCCAAAGGCACCGATTATATATGTTGGGCTGATTCAGACGATGTAATTATAAACCCACAACTAATTAGGGGTTTTGCAGAGAAAGCCAAAAGAGGAGAAAGCGATGCTGTTTTCTTTACTTATTGGTATGGGGCCAAATTTGACGGTAAACCATCCATTGAAAATTTCAAAGAGGTAGAGCTGGCACAAGTAAGAGAAAGATTGCTTAGAAATGGAAGAATCGTTTGGAAAAAAAGATTACACGAAAGTCCTGTGCCTATAGATGGGGAAAAATTTGTCCACTCAAAAATAGATTATAGCAAAGAAAATCCTATTGTTTGGTTACACTTAGGGGCCGACAGAAACCAATCAAAAGAAGTTATAGAAAAACGCACAGACAGGAATAGACGATTGCTTGAGTTAGATCTTGAAGACGAGAGAAAAAATGGTGAAGCTGACCCCAGAACGCTACTCTATCTGATGAAAATTTATACGGAATATCAAAACGATAGAGATTTACTTCAATGTATAGAAATGGGAAAAGAATACCTTTTAAAAAGTGGTTGGGATGAAGAAAGAGCGATTTGTTATAAATTAATGGCAACTTGTATGGGGCACTTTGGGCAACATGAAGACTCAAGAGATCTTTTAATGAACGCATTGAAAGAATTTCCTTATGATCCCTTGCTTTATCTTCACCTGGCCAGGGCTTATCGGAATTTGGAAAATTGGTCTGCGCTCAAACACTGGTTAAAGATAGGAATGTCTATGGAATTAAGCACGGCCAATGCACAAATGGATAATATTTTAGAATTAAAGGTTTTGGGTGCTGAACTAATGCTTGATTATTATTTACATGGAGATAGGAATGTGCGGAAAGCATGGGAAGCCGCAAGACTTTTAAATAAAGTTAACCCAACACCCAATAATAAGAATAATGAATTAGTCCTTTTTGATAATAAGGAATTGGACGTTGCCACAGAACACGCTCATAAATTACTTAGCTATTACAAAGACATCAACAGAGAAGACCTTATCGCTCCTACAATAGAGAATTTTGTCGACTCGATTAAAGATTTGCCGTTTATGGTTAAATTATACAACCGATACAAAGAACCAAGAATATGGAAAGATGATGAAATTTGCTATTTAGCGAGTTTTGGGACAGAACATTTCGAAAAATGGAGTCCACGGAGTTTAGAAAAGGGTATTGGTGGAAGTGAGACCGCCGTTATTTATTTGTCTAATTATTGGCAGGAAATGGGATATAAAGTTACTGTATATGGAGATCCTGGAAAAGAAGAGGGTTTTTATAACGGGGTATTGTGGCTTCCTTACTACAAATTTAATTCGAGAGACAAGTTTAATATTTTTATTCAATGGAGACATAATAGTATAGTTGGAAAAGTGAGCACCAAAAAATTTCTTATTGACCTGCACGATATTTGGTTTTCCCAGTCTTATTTAGATAAATTAGATTCAATAGACAAAATAATGGTTAAATCGGAATACCAAAGAAGATTAGGTGTGGGTATTCCTAGGGAAAAATTTGAGGTAGTAAGTAATGGAATTTAACACAAACACGTCACGTCAACATAGATTATTTTACGGAAGTTCGCCAGACAGAGGTTTGGAAATGCTTCTTTATATCTGGCCAGACATTAAAAAGGTTTACCCCGATGCACAATTTCACGTATGTTACGGTTGGAAGTTATTTGACCAACTAGCCAAAACTAATCCAGAGCGCAGACAATGGAAAGCTTCAGTTATGATAATGATGCAACACCCTGGAATCATAGATCATGGGAGACTTGGAAAGAAAGAATTGGCCGAAGTTAGAAAACAATGCGGGATTTGGGCTTACCCCACCTATTTTACAGAAATTAATTGCATTACAGCACTAGATTGCCAGTATGATGGGTTGGTGCCTGTTACAATGGACCTGGCGGCCCTACATGAGACGGTGGGGGCCGGGGTGTCGCTTAATGGAGACATTAAAGATCCTAAAGTAATGGAACAGTATAAAGAAAAACTCATTGAAATGATGGGCAATAGAAAACTTTGGAGAAAAGAATCTATTAAGGCTAGGAAATTCGCTAAAAAGTTTGCATGGCGGAATATAGCGAAAGAATGGGTTAATGTATTTAAACAACCAATTAGCACTCCAAGAGTTACAGTGATAACTCCCACGATAAGGAGTGGATGGTGGAACATTATGTCCCATAACCTTTCAATCCAAACTTATAAAAATTTTGAATGGATCATAGTTGATGATTACCAGGAAGATCGGGTTAAGACTGCTGAAAAATATGCTGAAAAGTACAATCTCGACATAAAGTATTTAAGGGGGGATAAAGATAAATACAATCGTAGGTGCGCTTTAGTGAGAGCTAATAATATAGCTTGGCAAAAGGCTGGTGGAGAATTGCTTGTGTGGTTACAGGATTTTGTTCTAATGCCGGCAAGTGGAATTGAAAACTTAGTTGACCTTTATCGTCATCATCTGAATGATTTAATTGCACCCGTTGATGTTTATTACAATGCCTTACCTGCCGATAAGGATAATAAGGAAGATTGGTGGAATGGTGAAACCAAGATCCTAACAACAAAATCATGGACTAACGCAAGAGTATTAAACGAGGGAATAAGATATTCTGACAACCCCTTTGATTTTGAAATGGACTACGGAGCAATTCCAAAGAAAGTAATTGAGAAACTCAATGGTTGGTGGGAATTCTTTGATGATGGACTTGGATATGATAATACAGAAATTGCCTCCCGCGCACTGTCTCTAGAATCAAAAATAGTAGTTGATGATACCAATATAGCAAGGTGTATAAACTTGTGGCCAGAAATCAAAGGAACACCAGAAAATATAGTTAAAAGGGAGCGGGCACTAAACCCCCCAAGGTATAAATGGTTTACTAAACAAATGGAAAGTGGAAAACTTCCTACTATAAGAGATATAAAGTTAGATGAGAGTATCCACTTGAAATTTGAGGTGCCAAAGAAGATTAAAGATGAGGATTGTTCCAAGTGGATTACAGATCATACGGAAGAAATTGTTAAAAAATGGGGGTGAGTATTATTCCATTCAAGTCAATCAGACAAAGAAAATATATGTTTGCCAAACTTCCTAAATTGGCTAAAAAATGGGCAAAGAAGTATGGCACCAAAATAGTCAGGTCTAAAAAAAGAAATGAAAGATCAACTTAGAGTATATAGTGGGGGGACTTTTGATATGGTTCATCGTGGCCATCTTGACCTTTTGGAGTGGTGTAGAAAGATTGCGGGACCGGAGGGAGAGGTTATTATTGCATTGAATACAGATGATTTTATAGAACGCTTTAAGGGAAAGCCTCCCATTGTTTCTTATGAAGATCGTAAGGCAATGCTGGAAGCTTTTGCTTCGTTGGTTACAAAAGTTATTGAAAATACAGGTGGGGAAGATAGCAAGTCTGCGATAATGGAGGTTAAGCCCGACGTGATAGTTGTTGGTTCTGATTGGCTTATGAAAGACTATTGCGCGCAAATGGGTTTTACTCCTCAATGGTTGGAGGAACAAAGAATAGCACTTACTTATGTACCGAGACATTTACCAATTTCCTCAACACAAATTAAAGAAAAAGTTAGAACTGTATGATAACGGTAGCAATTCCTTATTATGAGTGTGATCCTGGTAAGCGAGAGGTGTTACAAAAGTGTATTAATTCATTAAAGGGCCATGATAATCTTCTTATCTTGGCTGGTAAACAGAAAACATTGCCCGGAGCATGGAACATGTGTCTTGAAATGTCTTTTGGAATGGGCGCAGAATTTGTGATTCTATCAAACGATGACATTATTTTAGAGAGGGGAACCCTAGATATGCTTTGTATGGAAAATGCTGTGGTTTCACCAATGGTTAATAATGGTGTTTTCAAAGTCTTCCACGCTCACATATTTGCTTTACCTAGAAACATTTGGGAAAAGATAGGGCCTTTTGATGAGAGGTTTGAAGTCTATTACGCAGATACCCAGTATGCGATGCGATTACGGAATGCGGGAGTTGATGTCCACATAAACCCAAACGTGAACGTAAAGCACCCTGAACCAGCAAGAACATTAAAGCATTTTAAGGGGGCGACGGAGAACCACGATAGAGACTTATTTGTGAGTATGTATGGGCGGGATATTTTTGACCCATTTGTGAAGTAGTAAGTGGCAAGAACAACAAAGGGGAATAAGATTTTCTATATCGTTGTTAAATACATTGAAGTCTTTGTGGTGAATGTGAACGTCTTCTTCCAAATTGCACTCACTACACTTCGGATTTGGAAATAGCCGTCGGTATTTGTTATGAGCGATTGTTCTTGATTTAGTTTCCCTCCAATACTTTTTCATATATTCGTGGCGGTGTTCCCTTGTTTTTATGCGGTATTCTTTTTTGTGGAGTTTTCCTTTTGTCGAGTTGGCATATTTTTGTTTAATAGCTCTTACTCTGTCTCTGTTTCTTTCTATCCAACCCTTTTTCTTAAGTTTCCCTTTCTCTGAAACATCATATTTTTTAATGGATAATTTTCGTGCCACCCCATCCTTAATACACTCCTGACAATACCTTTGTCTTTTGAAAAGAAACTTACCTGGGGTATAATATTGGCGACAACATTCACACACCTTTAGCATTGTCAGTATAATACCCTAATTATAGATTAAATGCAAATAATTTACCGTATCTCACCATTTAAACCCGACAACCTCCCTGTTTTCTTTCCTGGTGATAAGTGGAAGTTGGTTGAGATGTGCCATAAGTCTTTTTTAAAAGCTGGAGGCAATCTCTATAAAACTACTTACATAATAGATTCATGTGATTGGGGAAAAACCTTTGGGGAATATGGAGAAGTGGTTGAGATAAATGCGCATAATAAAAATGCTTCACTATTAACGGCCTATGATGTGGCGATAAAGATGGATGACAACATCTTGTTTATTGAGGACGACTACCTTTGGGTAGACAATACAATTACCCTAATCGAAAAAGCACTCGAAACATTGTCTGTGTTGTCTCCCTACGATCACCCCGCCCATTACATAGAGGATAGATTCGACCACAAATTTGAGATTAAGTTGATTGGTACACAAACTTATCGTACTTGCCCGTCAAATACACACACATTTGCGATCAGAAATGAAGTCTTAAAGCAAAATATAGAAATGATGAGGAGGTTCGGAGTGTCAGACCACGAAATGTTTACCGAACTTAATAAATCTGCCCAATTGTGGTGCTCTGTGCCGTCTTTTGCTACACACCTAGCTTCAGGATGTTTAGCACCGAACAGGGATTGGGCCCAAGTTGCTAACCTCCTTTGAACCTTTCTATTATTGATTTATGGCTAAGACTTTATCCTCGATTCTTATAGATGTAAATTCTACCCTTGATTTAGAGGCGGCCTTGCCCATTGGTGACGAACTTGCAACAAGAACAAATTATGCAGATCAATCAGTGTGGGATGCCTCTTCTAAGGGGCAATTATCTGAATTTAAAAACGAGTACCTTGTCGGAATAAGTAATAATATAACTGTTTCGCTTCCATCAAATTTTCGTGAATGTATGCAGGATCCGCAACTTTTTTCAAATGGTGATTGGACTGTTTATCCTGTGCACGAAGTCGAGGAAAAGTACGATCTTGATTCGGCTGATTATTTCTCTTATGTTTTAGGTAATCCTGCAGCGGGTTACAACCTTATCCTTAACAATCCAATTGCCAATGCAACACTTTCAGTTATTTACCAAAGATTTCCGTCTGGACTTCTTACACTAACAGATGTATGTGAGCTTTCAGACCCTCAAGTGGTGTCAAGAAAAGTGGAAAGTTATGTTCTTTATTCCAGAAACGATGAGAGGTTTCCAATCGCAGATCGAAAGGCAGAAGTTCAATTGGCCAACCTAATGGGCCGAGAGATGAAAGGATCTGATGGCCAACCTCGAAAGACAATGATGAATTTCACTAATCCACTGAAAGACCTAGCATGATATGGCAATTTATGATACACAACCAGTTAATTACAAACCGAGAAAGTCAATAGAATCTGAATGGAAGTCTTTTCGCAAAGGACTAAATCTTCTTTTAAGACCAACAGAGCTTGACAATGAAGAAATGGCCCAAGCCGACAATATAATCCTTGTTGGCAAAGGAACTCCTACAGGAAGATGGGGAACGGTAACTTATTTCACAGCGGGTGCAACAGGAACAATACGTGGTTTGGGAACTTATAAATCAACGGATGAGACAACAAATGAAATACTTGCTCTGACAGACGAGGGTTATTTGGAAAAAAAGAATGGTGCAACTTCAGATACAATAACTGGTCAAAGTTGGCCAAGTGGATCAATAATGCACACGGAACAACTTGGCGGTAAAACCTATATTGTAAGCGAAAATGTTTCTTTTACTGAATATGACGGCACTGATCTATCTGTTTTTGCAACAATTAGTGCTCCTACGGGATTTTCAGCCACTAATTATTCAGGTGTAACAGGAACAAACCGAGTTTCATATAGAGTTTTGGCTATTGGTGCAAACGGGGGTCAAACAACCGCAACTACGTCGTATGTAGTAACAGATGCGCCAAGTGTCCTTTCCGATACAGAATATCATTTGTTTTGGACTGCTCCAAGTGCGGCAACTTTGGGTGGATATGAGGTTTATCGGGGGACACAGGGAGACGAAACTTATCTTGCTTCAACTGCTGCAAATGTTACAAATTATGTTGACCGCGGGAGCCCAGCAAGTGAAGTAATAGAACCACCACTGGCCAATAATACAGGTGGTGTAAGATCAAAATTCATTACCAAATACAAGGACAGATTGCTGTGTGTTTCTGACACGGATCCGAATAAAATAATGATCTCAGGCAGATATCCTAATCATACCAAGTTTTCTTGGGTGTATGGCGGTGGGTATATCTATGTTGATCCCGATTCGGGAGACAATATAAAAGGAATTGCAGTACAGCCGATTGCAGACAGAATTGTTGTCTATAAAGAGAGGGCTTCTTATCTTGTTGAACTTTCAACTATCACAATAGGTAATTTTGTTGTTCTTGATCCCCAATATATGCCAATATCGACCTCTGTTGGTTGTTCTTCGCAGGACACAATTGCCACAGTTGAAAATGATACATTTTATTTTGGTCGCGATGGGGTTTATGTAACTGGGTACGAGCCCAATTTCCTTAACATTATAAGAACAAATGAAGTTTCGGCCAAAATTAGGCCATATTTGGATATGTTGAATGACGATGATTATTCCACTGCCAATGCAGTTTATCTCGATAATAAATATATTCTTTGTTTTCCGCTCAGAAAAGAAATGATCGTCTATGATAGAGAAAGGGGTTGTTGGGCCTCTAAGTGGAAATTACCTTTTGGTGTTTCAAGAATGATGAGATATATAGATTCTTCAGGATCTGAAAAATGGGTTATCGGAAGTTATGATGATAATGTAATTTACACTTTTGATGCTGCTGTAAATTCCGATAATGGTCAAGTAATAATTAAGACTGTTAGAACTGGTAAAAACTCTTTTGGTGATTGGACCAGCCTTTATATCTTAAAATTCTTCTATATTCTTTTTAGGGCAATAGTAGGATCAACAACTGTTAATATACTTGCAGAGGATAGAACCGGGGCAACATCAACAATTAAATCCTTTACAATAACCGGGGCGGAAGCCGCAGGAAGTACGGGGTGGGGTATGGACAGGTGGGGAACAACCAAGTGGGGACAATCGGAAAGCACTACTGCAGTTGTTGTAAGTGACGAAATTACAAAATGGGGATCTCTTTTTAAACAGTGCCGGCTATTTCAGGTAGAAGTTACTTCAGATGCAGCCAACTCTAATTTTGAATTACTAAGTATTAAAGTAACGGCATCACAACAGAGTTCTGGTGCGTTATCGAGTTCACAGAGGGTTTAATTTGCAAACCTGTTAATACATATTTAATAATTTTGGTATGGCAAGTTTTGGAGATATACTAGCGGGTGGGCTTTACAGCATTAAGAGTGCTTTAGGACTTCAAAATGTAAATTTGTTCCCGGGAGATGTAAACAAATCCCTTACTGGTGTTCCAGCTTCTAGGGTTTATGGATATAATGTACCAGCAACACCCACAAGTCCATCATATCCTGGTGGTATAAATTACGGTCTTTCATCTACACCAGCACAGAGACAAGCTGTTAGTACAGTCAAAAATACTGGTGGCCTAGTTTTAGGGTCTCAAACTTCAAATGTGCCAAGTACACCTGGTGGTGGAGGGGGGGGTGGGGGTGGAGGAACTCCACAACAACCCCAAGAACAACAAGAAGATCCGATGGCCGCTATAATGAGGGAAATTGATACGATTTATAGTTCTGCCATGTCGGGGATAGGAGCTTACGAGGGAGCAATAAGGGCCAATCAGCCAACAGTAGAAAAAGACATAACGGGTCAATATGAAGCAACTAAACAAAATCTTGGAACAGAGAAAACTGTGGGTGAAAGACAACTAACACAATCTGGAACAGAAGCGGGCACTGCTAAAGAAAACGCATTGGCGGCAAGTAGAAGACTTTACAATGAGCTTCAAATGGGCGGACAACAGAGATTTGGTGGCGCGTCATCAGCGGGAGAAGCATATAATGAGTTAACAGGAAGAGAATACCAAAGAAGCCAGGCAACAACCCAACAGGCATATCAGACAGCATTATCAAAAATAACCGATCTCCAGGCAAATCTTAATGACAGATATGAATCCTCTCTTTTTAGCCTTGAAACACAAAAAAACCAGGCATTAAATGAGACAAGGAGATCTTTTGATGAAAAGATGGCTGAAATCCAAAACATGAAAGAACAAGCTGGGCAAAATAAGTCCTCGATGAGGTTGCAGGCCTTGCAAGATTTAAGAAACCAAGTCTTTCAAATCAATCTGGCGACGGTACAAACAAATGCGGCATTACAACAACAAAAACAACAGTCTGAATTGGCCTTACAGCAGGCAATGGCATACAATGAACAGCTTGCGAGTGGTGGACAGGGTGCTGTAAATACTATGCTTAATCAGACAACTACATCACCTACTTCGGCATATTCCGTTTCTGGTGGTGCAACAAATACGACTCCAACTTACACTGGCATAACAACACCTGCAAAAAAAGAAGAACTTAGTCTACTTTCACCATTAGCTCCTATCTTCTAATTTTGCAAACCTAGAAAACTTTAGAATAAAGTTGTTCTATGGCCACTAAGAAGAATTTAATTGAGTCCGCAATATCAAAAGTTAAGGGATTTTTTGATTACACTATTCTACAAGGATTAGCCCAGGTCGCTTCAAATCCAACTTTAAATAGAGTTGCCAATGAGCTATCAAGTTTTAATAAAATATCGTCATTGCCAAGAATGACTCTTCCTAAACCACAAGTACAAAATAAAGCTGCTCAATCTGTAATAAATCTCGGCATGGCAATTCCAGAAAGTATAGTTAACATTCCAAGAAATTATTTAGTGGGGACAGTGAGGACGGGTAAAGAAATTGGTGAATCTCTCGTAAATAAAAGACCTATTAGTCTACAGAATCTTGCAAGCGGGGCGGCTCCACTGGCGGAAAGTATTTTTGATGTTGGAACTTTGGGCTTGACTACTATTGGGAAAGGTTTGGTCAAAGAGGGAGGAAAACAAGTTATTAAGGGCGGGTTAAAGCAGGCAATTAAAACGGGGGTTATGAAAGGTTCTGGTTATGGTGGATTTGGTGGGTTGACTTATGGGCTTGATCTCCAATATGGAAAAGAGTTTGATCCATGGGAAGTTATAAAAAGTGTTGGTGCCGGAATTATTCTCGGCGGATTGGTGGGTGGAGGCGCGTCGGGAGTGGGGGCACTTAAAAAGTTAGTTACTAATCCTCCAGAAGTTGTTAATCAATTAAGAGATAAGGCTGGCCGGTGGGTAGCAGGAGAAAAACTGGTTAAACCCCAATTAATGACAAATGCTCAATGGGATTTTCAGCTCAAATTTAATAAAAAGTACAATAGGAACCCTTATGACCCAGTTTTCCCCGATGATTTGGCCAAAGTAGCTAGATACGAAGCTGAAAAGAGAGCGGGTTTACAAGTAAGAGACATAAATAAAGATAAGTTTCCTTTGGGTAAACCCCAAGTCGCCAAAGAAGTTCCCACCCAACCTAAAGGAGTAGGGGGCATTGGGGAACTGATTATTTCCTCCAAGGGAGGTAAGGTTAAGTTGAGAATAAAACCAATAGAAGAACTACCACAAATAAATGCTATGAGAAAAGTGACATTAGAAACCAAACCAAAATCCCAAATATCAACGGGACTATCAACAAAGCCCCAAGTACAGCCAGCGTCCCAAAAAATTGCTCTAAAAACGAGGGGTGCAAGTGGTATCGAAGTTTCTGCTCCGTCCAAACCTTTGAAAAGTCGTACATCGACTGATATTGTATCACAGAAGTATGTTGGAAACATTAATCTCAATAGACTTAACTTAACCCCCAAGGAAAAGCAAGCTATTAAAGTAAGTATAGAAACGCTCCAACCCACACTTGAGAAAGCTAAAGGAAGAACACTATCTCATGCGGAGGTTCTCGCAGAAGCAAAGAAATCGGAAATTCTAACCAAAATAACAACCAGAGATGAAACTCTAGCGGCAGAAGCCTCTTTATTAAAGGCTAGACAGAGGTTGGTTGAATTGGATAAAAACATTACCAGTTTGGTTGCTAAGGGAAATACTGCAAAGTTGCGAACAGAGATGGCAGATTTAGTTGATTCGTTGAGAGTAGTTTCGAGTAGTGCCGCAGATGCAGGAAGAAAATTAGAATCCTTTGCCATTGGTGCAGAAGATCAGTCTGTTAGGCAACTTCTGCTTAAGGAAATTGGCAAAACGGAAAAAAACACGGCAAGAATTGTAGAAGAAGCAACTAAAGTTAATTGGGACGATGCTAATAGTATCACGGCTTTTTATCGAAAGTTTGTCAAACCGTCAATAATGGAGGTGTTGGATGAGTTTCGCTACAACAATATGTTGTCTAATCCTAGAACACACATCAGGAATGCTTTTTCAAACATGGTCCAGACGTTTGTTACCAGACCAGCAACCCTTGCTTTTCAAGGAAAACCCATTGAAGCAACAAAATATTACACGGGAGCTATCAAGAGTTTTCCAAACGCAGTGGATGCTTTTGTGAAGTCATTTAAGGGCACTAAAGCGATTGAGAAGCCTGATATAGCCCACATAGGTACTGGGAGGCTTCCTGGAGTAATGACTATCCCCACAAGGGCTATGGAAGCGGCAGACAAGTTCTTTTCGACAATTATAGAGGGGGGGGAGTTGGCAAGGGGTGCGACAGCCAAAGAAGCGGCCAAAACAGCAGAATACTCACTTTTCAGGCAAGGTTTATTCCCTGAGGGGCAGGGAAAACTTTTAAATGCTATTGATTCGGTTACTGCGTGGACATATAAAGCCCCCAAAGCAGTGCGGTGGTTCGTGCCTTTTATAAGGACTCCCATGAATTTTGCAAAGCAATGGTTGGAATACTCACCTGTTGGTGTTGCAACAACTATTGGTGTAAAAAACGCGAGAGAACAATTGGGAAAAGCTATTTTAGGTTCAACAATAACAGCAATTGGTGCTAAGTTTGCTTTGGAGGGAAATACTACTTGGGATATTCCGACTGACCCCAAGCAAAAAGAATTATTTTATGCTTCTGGGAGAAAACCTTTCTCGGTCAAGGTTGGTGATAAGTGGGTATCAATGATGTATGCAGGGCCTTTTGCGATGGCTTTCGCTTTACCTGCAGCCATGAAGTATTACCAAGACGAATCAAGAACTGCTCTCACTGATACTCAACTAGAAAAAGCGGGGAGCACTGTTATGAGTATGGCAAGGTTTCTCTCTGGTCAAACTTTTCTGGAGGGGATAAACAACTTCGTTAAATTTTTTTCAGGAGATGCAGATTATTCAGTGGCAGGGAATCTTGCCTTTACAGCAGGCCAAATAATTCCAATGGAGGGACTGGTAAGATGGATTACAACGTTAGTTGATCCAATTTATAGAAAAGGAACCACTTTTGGAAAAGGAATAAAGAAAAATATTCCCTTTTTAAGTCAAACTTTAGAACCTTACACTACACCAACAGGGGAACCATCTAAAAGAGAAAGATTGAATCTTGTTACTCCTTATGATATTTCAACCAACGTATCCTCATATGAACCGATGTTGGAAAGAAGAACCGAGAAATTGCAACAAAATGCCATTGAAAATAAAGTTAAAAAGGATATTGAGGCTAGTCAGGGAGGAACGCAAGTTGTGAATAATAAGTATTTTTATTGGGACGAAGAAAGTGCTTCAACTAAGACACTTAGTTTAGATTTTTCAATGCCCAAACTTCGGCTAACAGGAGATAGGGATTTGGATGAAGAATTACTTGCTGATTTCAAGGGAGAACTTACGACTCTTAAAAATAATGCAATGAAAGCTTTTGAGGTTGGCGCGATAGATCAGAAACAAGTAATGGAAGTTATTAAGAGAGTTGGCTCAATTAAAGAAGCATTGAAAGCACCTAAAAAGATTAAAATTAAACAACCAAAGTTCGTGCCCCTTAAGATCAGTAAAGCAAAAAAAATAACTGGATTAACTAAAAAGAAAAGACTAAAATTAATTAGACCAAAAAAATTAAAGGAGGTTAAACTTTAATGCAAATTAAAATTGCGGGCCAAGCTGATGAACCACAAGAAAGAAAAATAGAAACTCCCACAAACATAACTGTTCCAGAGGGAATCCTTTTGGTAGAACAAATAGGACAGTTATTTGATTTCAGACACTCAGAAATTGAAAGTTACAAAACTGAAATTAGAACCTTAATTGATTATGCGAAAACACAGACAGAGGATCATTCACCAGAGGGTCTTAAATGGGCTTTAACTGATTTAGGAATTAAGCTTGGTACTCCCCCAATGGGTGAAAAGCGGATTAAGCAACTGGTAAGGTACGCACACCTTTATTTAGAAACTAAAGAAAACGAAGAACAGTTACACAAGATGTTAATAAAATAATGGTGACAATAACCAGGAGGCAAATGTGCTTGTAAACGATCTTTATCGACAGCTTTTTGGTCGTGGTGGAACACGCAAGGGAACAGATATAGACATGTCTGAACACGGAAGATCCGGTGGTCTTTCAACTGGCCAACCGTTTAAGTTTACGGATTTTGTGGATTACACAGTTAAAATAACTGAAGACGGAGATATTACTTATATTGCTTTTGCCAATCCTGGTACAACAGAGAGTTCGGCTAATTGGAAAGTTATGAAAATAGATGCCACATCGGGAATGAGATTAACTTGGTGTGATGGAAACCAAAACTTTGATAATGTAGCCACAGATTTAACCACACTTGACTACTCCTAAAGAACTGTGAAATAATCTGTATGAAATGTCAGAGGATTTGGATTTCGATGGTGCTATTTCAGTGATATTAGAGGGCAAAAGAGTTAGTCGCAGGGAATGGGACGATAGAAGATGGTATTGCCTTTTAAAGGATGATATTCTTCAAATACACAAACCAGGAGAAGCAGAAGATGACCTTCATCCTTGGATTATAAATAACGGAGATTTGTCTGGAGAGGACTGGTATGTATTATGAAAGTGGGAATAATTGGTATGGGTTGGGTGGGAAAGGCGATGCACCAGCTTTTTCCTGATGCAGAAGTCTATGACCCTAATTTAACTTTGTCTCACCCGAACGACAAAGAGGCAGTCAATAAATGCGACATTGCGTTTATTTGCGTTCCAACCCCCTGTCCTGAAGAGGGGGCGTTGGACATGAGTATTGTGGAAGAGGTCGTAGCCTGGTGTAAGTGTCCCCTTCTGGTTATCCGTTCCACAGTTAATCCTGGAACAAGCGATTATTTGGCCAAGAAATACCACAAATCTATCGTGATGCAACCTGAGTACCTGGGAGAAACGGTCAACCACCCGATGACCGACCAACAAAGTAGACCATTTTTAATTTTAGGAGGAGACGAGGGTTCGGCAAGAACTTTAATTGACCTTTATACCACCTGCTACAACGCTAATACAAAAATCCGACAGGTCACAGCTTACGAGGCTGAAGTAATCAAACTAACGGAAAACCGTGCTATTGCATTTAAAGTTGCGCAATGCCAAGAGCTTTATGATGTTTGCGAGAAGAACGGGGTAAATTACTACACAATCCGTGACGCTGTTTACGGAGATGACCCCCGCTTCAACCTGTGGTGGACTTTTGTCTTCCCAGAAAAAAGAGGGTTTAATTCTAAATGTATTCCTAAAGACGTATATGCCTGGTGCGCGTTTTCGGAAAGTTTAGGGTATAATCCAGTTATCACTCGTGCTATTTTAAATAAAAACAAAGAGTGGTTAAAATTAAATGAAAAGAATGAACGTTAGTACAAATAAGCATCCTAATAGTTTTACATTAGTTGATAATGACGTATTTGATTTTTTGAATCAATGGAAGTGGGGGATAAGTACAAAGGGTTACATTTATAGAAAAGAGAATAATAAATATATTGCTATGCACCGTGTTGTTAATGATACTCCACTTGGATTTGAAACAGATCATATCAATAGAAACAAATTAGATAATCGCAGAAAGAATTTAAGAACGGTTACTAGGAGTCAGAATAAGTTTAATACTGGATTGTGGAAACACAATAAATCTAAACATAAGGGTGTTTATTGGGATAAGATTACCAATAAATGGAGGGCAATGATACAGATTGATAGAAAAGGAATAAGTCTGGGTAGATTTATAAAAAAGTCAGACGCTATTTTGGCTAGAAAAAAGGCGGAAAGTGCCGGATACAAGCCCGAGATAACAAGAGTTATCTTAGAAAGAAATAAAAAGTGGATCTCTCAATCATAATCCCCAGCAAGGATGAACCATATCTAAATGAAACAGTAAAAGATATTCTCGAAAAGGCCACCAGCGATATTGAGATTATTGTTAATTTAGATAATGAACTTCCCCAATCCCTTGTCAACGAAAACGGGGGGGTTACTTATATACACTCTACCCAGCCAAAAGGTATGCGTGGTGGGGTGAACGCGGGGTTACAAATGGCAACTGGGGATTATGTTATGAAATGCGATGCGCATTGCCTATTTGCCGAAGGTTTTGACGAAACAATACTTAAAGACTTTCAGGATAATTGGCTGGTAATTCCCAGAAGATACTCACTTTATGCCGATGGTTGGAAAAGAGACATGAGGTTTCCACCCAAGGATTATCATTATCTTTCGTATCCAACCGACAGCCGAACTTATGGCCGTTCAATTTTCCCACAGGAGTGGAAAGAGAGGGCCATTGAGCGTGCTGAATACTTAATTGATGACACAATGACCTTTCAGGGAAGTTGTTACATTGCTAATAGAAAATATTTTATGAAGCATGTTGGATTTTTAGACGATAAGCCAGATACTTATACACAGTTCGCGGGGGAACCGCTTGAGGTTGGACTAAAATATTGGTTGGGTGGAGGTGAAGTTAAAGTAAACAAGCATACTTGGTATGCACATCTGTTCAAAAACAAAAACTTTTATAAAAATGTTGCGGGCTCCCACGCCAAAAGATTTAAGATTGATACAAAAACCGCAGGTGGACATTCTTACGGCGCAAAACACTGGATGGGGAACGAAGAACCCAATATGATACACCCATTTTCCTGGTTAATTGAGAAGTTTTGGCCCGTACCTGGATGGCCAGAAGATAGAAAACTATGGACTATTTAACAAAATTAGCAAATAAGTATGGCACTGATAAATGCCCACAAATTAAACATTTCTATACTCCTTTTTATCACAATCTGTTTAAGGATATCAGGAAATCCGTTAAAAAAGTTATAGAGTTGGGTGTAGGCACACCTGAAACCATGAAACACGTTAGGTTTTACCGTCTTGGTGCCAGTTTGTACATGTGGAAAGAGTATTTTCCCAATGCCCAGATATACGGAGTGGATATCCAACCAAAGGCAATTTTCGCAGACGAAAGAATAAAATGTTTCATGGGGGATGAACTCAAAGCGGAAACTTGGGAGAAAGTAATTGACCAAACAGGGACAGACATCGACATCTTTATTGACGACGGCTTCCATCAAAAAGAATACCAAATACAAGTAGCCAAATATTTAATGCCGATACTCAAGCAAGACGTGATCTACATTGTCGAGGACGTGGAGTTTCCCGATAAAATAAGGGTCGCACTTAGCGAATACAACTGTGTCCTCGTAAAATCTCCCCGAAAATTCCATGATGATAATTTAATTATTGTTAAACGGAAATGAAGCTAAGCGTAATTATCCCAGACTACAAAGATCCTTTATTGATTAAAACCATTGATTCTTTACTTGAAAACTCACAACTGGGGCGTGATTTGGAAGTGATTGCCGTGATAGATGGCCATGAACCCACTTTTGAGCTTAGGAACGATTCCAGAGTGCGCTACGTGAAGCTGGGGGCCAATCGTGGCATGAGAGGAGCGATTAACGCTGGTGCGGATATAGCCAGAGGAGAATTTATCATGCGTACCGATGAACATTGTATATTTGGACCGGGTTATGACAAAATAATGACTGACTTTTGTGAATCAAATTGGATAATGACTGCGAGGAGATATTTTTTGGATCCCGTCAAATGGGAAAAGATGGATATTCCTTATGTAGACTATGAAAAACTTACGATTCAAGATTGTGGAAACAATGTGTATAAGTTTGCGGCCCAACCGTGGAGGAGTAGGGATAAAGAAAGGCAAAACGTCGCAATTGATGAAACTATGGCCATGCAGGGGTCGATGTGGTTAATGCCGAGGGCGTGGTGGAACAAGGTAATTGGAGAGTTGCAGACAGACGGTTATGGGCCACACTATCAAGACTCTCACGAAATGCAATTTAAGACATGGAAAGCTGGTGGCAAGTTAATGCTAAATAAAAATACATGGTTTGCGCACAAGCATCGGGGTTTCCCGCGCACACACAATGACGGATCTCCTGAAAATCCTGCCAACAAGGTTGCAGGTTGGGCTTATGCACTAAAGGTATGGGGCGACTACTACCGCGATGAGATTAGACCAAAGTGGGGAATATGATAGACGCAACAATTATCTACTATACCAGTAATAAGGAGGATCCTAAATTCGAGAATCGGATCAAAGAGACTTTACTTAAAAACTGTGGTGATATGCCAATAATTTCTGTTTCCCAAAGGCCTATACAGTTTGGTAGGTTTGGTCGCAATATATGTGTGGGCGATGTCGGAACTTCGGGGTTTAACATGTTTCGCCAAGTGCAAATCGGTTGCAGGGAAGCCAAGACTAAATTTGTGATATCCGCCGAAGCAGATTGTTGTTACCCGCCGGATTATTTTACCTTTGTGCCCGAGAAAGACAATGTGTGCTATCGCAACTCCAATCTTTATGTGATGGGGGACCATAGAAACTATTGGTATCACAAACCAGAAGGTGCGACCCACGCCCAGATTATCGGTAGAGAGTACTACCTAAACGTATTAGACGGATTGTTTAGGGGTGCTCCCCAATGGGCACCAGAAGAAAAGAATTTTCCCAAGGAGAGGTGGAGAAAG